AATCAGGAGTTTGTTGCCGTATGAGCCAAGCAATTCAAACATTCAGCATCTCAGCCCCAGGTTTTTATGGGTTGAACACGCAAGACTCTCCTCTTGATCTTGCGGCTGGATATGCTTTGGTTGCAACCAACTGCATCATTGACCAGTATGGACGTATTGGTTCACGCAAGGGTTGGGCTAGAGTTAATTCTTCTTCTGGAAACCTTGGCGCAAATGACGTTAAGGTTATCCATGAGTTAGTTGTTGCTGACGGTACATACACTGTATTGTTTGCTGGCAACAACAAGTTATTCAAGTTGGATGGCTCTAATGCTGTTGTTGAGTTGACCTATGGGGGGGGTGGTACTGCTCCTACCATTACTGCAAGCAACTGGCAGTGTGCTTCCTTGAATGGCATCACATACTTCTTTCAGTCTGGTCACAATCCACTGATCTATGACCCTGCTGTAAGTACCACAACCTATCGTAGAGTTTCAGAGAAGACTGGTTATCAAGCCACTGTTCCTGATGCCGATATTTGTATTTCAGCATTTGGTCGTTTGTGGGCCGCAACAACAACTGCAAACAACGCTACCGTTTACTTCAGTGACCTTATTTCAGGCCATGTGTGGTCTACAGGTACGGCTGGCTCATTGAACGTCAACAATGTGTGGGTGAATGGTGCTGACCAGATCACAGGTTTAGCGGCTCATAACGGATTCTTGTTTATCTTTGGTAAGCGTCAAATATTGGTCTATCAGGGTGCTACTTCTCCTTCTACGATGTCATTGAGTGACACTGTTGAGGGTATTGGTTGCATTGCTAGAGACAGTATCCAAACGACTAGCACTGATGTGTTGTTCTTGTCAAATTCTGGTGTTCGTTCATTGATGAGGACTATCCAAGAGAAGTCTGCCCCAGAACGTGACTTGTCTAAGAATATTCGCAATGACTTGATGTCTGTGATTGCTGGTGAGACATTGGCTAACGTCAAGTCAGTATATTCAGAGCGTGAGGCTTTCTATCTGTTGACTACGCCTAGCATTGATGGTGTTTGGTGCTTTGATACAAAGTCTTATCTTCCTGATGGTGCGGCTAGGGTAACAACTTGGGACTCTATTGCGCCAAAGTCTTTCTTGTCTCGCAGAGATGGTTCTTTATACATTGGAAAGAATGGCTATATAGGTTTGTATAGCACTTACCAAGATTACCAAACAGCATATCGGATGCTGTATTACACGAACCATGCTGACCTTGGAAATCAAAATCAAACTTCAATTCTGAAGAAGTTGTCCATTGTTGTGATTGGCGGTAGTAACCAAACAGTGACGTTTAAGTGGGGATTTGACTTCAAGACAAACTACTTGTCTGACAACGACACTATCCCTACTCAAGGTGAGTCTTACTATGGTATTGCTGAGTATGGTGCTAATGCCACTACTCTTGCTTACTATACAGATGGCGTAGCTTTGCAGACGCTTGTTGTATCTGCAACAGGCACAGGTAAGGTTGTTCAGACAGGATATGAATCAGACATCAATGGCACACCATTGTCTATTCAGAAGATTGAGATTCAGGCCAAACAAGGCAAGATAAGCTAAAGGAACATCATGAGTGATTACACCAAGAGTACGAATTTCGCCACTAAAGACAATCTGTCTTCTGGCAATCCTTTGAAGATTGTCAAAGGTACTGAGATTGATACTGAATTCAATAATATTGCCACTGCTATTGCAACAAAAGCAGATTTGGCTAGTCCTACCTTTACTGGTAGTCCATCACTTCCTACTGGAACGACTGGTGTAACTCAATCTTTTGGAACTAGCTCTACTACTCTTGCAACCACTGCTTTTGTACAAGCGGCATTGGCTGCTGTGTATCCAGTTGGCTCTATTTACACAAATGCTACAAGTTCTACTAATCCAGCCACTTTGCTTGGTTTTGGTACATGGACTGCTTTTGGTGCTGGTCGTGTCATGGTTGGTTTTAATTCTGGCAATGCTCTTTTTGATACGGCAGAAGAAACTGGTGGTAGTGCTGATGCTATTACTGTTAGCCACACTCATACTGCAACTTCTACTGATGCTGGTCATACACACCAAGAACAATATTCAGGTGGTTCGGCTGGTGCAGGTAATGGTATATCTAATTCCAGTGTTTCAGCATATACATTAAGTTCTGCATATACAGCATCAGGACAAGCAAGCATTACAACAACAATAGCATCTGCTGGTTCAAGTGGCACTAACGCTAACTATCAGCCTTACATCACTGTCTATATGTGGAAGCGCACAGCATGATAATGCAAGACCCAGAATTCCGCATTACTCATCATTTCAGTGATGGGTTATATGCCAAGGAGTCCTTCTTTACGGCTGGTATGGCAATCATGAAGCACACACACAGCTTCAGTCATTTGTCTATCTTGGCTCATGGGAAGGTTGCTGTATTGCGTGGAACTGAGATTGACATTGTTTCTGCACCAGCTTGTATTGAGATTCAGGCTGGTGTTACTCATGGTGTAAAAGCTATTACTGATTGTGTTTGGTTTTGTATTCATGCCACAGACGAGAAAGACCCGTCTAAAGTGGATGAGATTTTGATTAAAGGGGATTGATATGCCATTTATTGTTGCTGGCGCTGGTTTACTTGGTGGATTTATGCAGGGTAAGTCTGCTGAAAGAGCAGCACGAACACAAGCAAATGCTCAGATGGAGGCGGCTCGATTAGCGGCTGAAGAAGCTCGTTTTCGCCCTGTAGGTGTTACCACACGATTTGGTGGCTCTCAGTTCCAGTATGACCCTTCTGGTCGTGTTTCTGGCGCTTCCTACAACGTCAGTCCTGAACTGCAAGCCTATCAAGATAGGTTTAGAGGAATGGCTGGCGGTGCTTTAAGTCAAGCAGAACAAGCTGGTCAACAGTATGCTCCTTTGACTGGTGCGGCTAGTAACCTCTATGGTCTTGGTCAACAGTATTTGGCTGAAACTCCTGAACAAGTTGCGGCTAAATACATGGCTCGTCAGCAAGATTTGCTTGCTCCTAGCCGTGAACGTCAGATGGCTCAACTGCAAAACCAATTGTTTCAACAAGGTCGTGGTGGTTTGTCTGTAGGTGCTACAGGTGCTCGACCAAGTGGTGCTGCTGGCTTGGGTGCTACTACTCCTGAAATGGAAGCCTATTACAACGCATTGGCTCAACAAGACTTGCAATTGGCTAATCAGGCTCAGACTGCTGGACAAGAACAATTGAAGTTTGGTGCTGGATTGTTTGGTGTTGGTTCTGACTTGTTGAATCAGTATCAGCAAGGTCAAGTTGGTGCTTTGCGCCCATTTGAGGCTTACTTTGGTCAAGAAAAAGCTCTTGAAGCCGCTGGTCAACAACCTTTGGATATTGGCATTAATTTGGGCGCTAAAGGTCAGAGCAATGCGGCTGCACAAGCAATGCTTATGGGTGGAACTAATGCGGCTGGAACAATGGCTCAAGCAAATGCTTACAACCCATTGGCGACTGCATTGATTCAAGGCTCACAGAATCCTCAATTGATTAGTGCATTTGGTAATTTACTTAGTGGTAGTAGAGGCCCAACATATACCAACGCATTTCAACAATCAATACCTGTAAACAATACTAGTTCTGGTTACTATTAAGGAAAAATCATGGCATCAGAAATCTTAGGGTTGTTCACAAGCCCACAACAGTATCAACAACAACAGCAAGATGTTGCTCGTGCAAGAGCATTAGAGTTTGCACGACTTAACCCATTTGAACAAGCTAATGTTGCTATTGGTCAAGGTGCTTATAACTTGGCTGGCGCTATTGGCGGTGCATTAGGTGGTGTTGACCCACAGTTGCAGAAGATTACTATGAGACAGCAACTTGCTAATCAGTTAGACCCTAGCAATCCTCAGTCTTATATGCAAGTAGCAAAGATAGCTGCTGATGCTGGTGACCAACAGTTTGCTATGGCTATTGCTGATGCTGGTCGTGAAGCCGCAGTTAAAGTTGCACAAGCTAATAAAGAACGTCAAGGAGCTATTCCTGCACGCATTCAAGAATCTCAACAGGCGGCTGCTATTACACAGGCTATTGATGCGTACAAGGCAATGCCTCAAACACCTGAAATTCAAAATGCAATCAAGACATTAGAAGTCCAGTTGGATTTTCTTTCTCCAAAAACAAAGGGAGAAGCAACTCCTAATGAGATTCAAATTGCTCGTACATTTGCATTGAGGAAAGGGCCAGAAGGAAGCCCAGAATTTAATACTGAATTTGATACTCAATTGACTCGTTTAACAACAAAAGAGCCAAAGCAAACTACTGCGAACATTAAAGAAATTGGTGTTGCAGTAGGAACTCCTTACGCCGTTTATCTTGATGTAAACAATGACCAACAGTTTACTTATCAACAAGATGCCAACGGCAAGCAAGTTCGTGTTCCTTACACTGGCGGTGTTGATAGAACAACTGCGAAAGTTAGTGCATCTTCATCTTCACAACAAGAATCTGAATTCTCTAAAGACCTTGGCAAAGCTGATGCTGACAGAGTTAAGAATGCAATGACTTTAAGGGAGAACTCAATATCTGCATTAACAACTTTACAAGGATTATCTAAGTTAGATGAAAAAGGCCTGATAAGTGGTTCATTTGCAACTGGTCGTGTTGGTGCGGCTAATATTTTGGCTACAGCTGGTCTTATTAGCGAAAAAGATGCAGGTGTTCTTGCAAACTCACAAAACTATCAAAAAATCTCTGGAGATTTAGTTCTTGCTACTCTTGGTGGGAAACTTGGTTCTGGATTTTCTAACGAAGATCGCAAATTTATTCTTGGTTTAGTTCCTCAATTGGAGACAAATGCACAAGCACGAAGACAACTCATTGATTTCATGGTTAAAAAGAACACTGATATTGTTACAGAAACAACCAGACTTGAAGAGTATGCTCGTGATAAAAAGTCATTGAAGGGATTCCTTCCAAAAATTCCAATTTTTAATGTTGGCGATGGTATAAATAAACCAGTTAGCCAGATGACAAGACAAGAGTTATTGGATGAAAAAGCACGTTTGCAAAGCAAATAAAACTGAGGAATAGTCATGGCAACATTAGCTGAAATTGAAGCAGAACTTCAAAAGCGCGGCGTAACTACTTCTAGTGGAAGTGTTTTAGAGCCAGAAGGAACATCATACGATGAGTTTAAAAAATTTACTGAGTCCTTGTTAAAAGGTTCTGCTAAAGGAATTGTTGACATTGTTGGCGGTTATGGGACTTTGTATGACTACCTCAAGAAAAGTAATGACCCAAATGCTTTTTCAGGTACAGGCATATCACAAGCAATCAAAAATCTGACTGGAATAAATCTTCAATCTATACAAGGTTATAGAGGAGCATATGAGTTTGGTCAAGCTGGCTCTCCTGCGGCTGCTCTGACTGCTGCTGGATTGCCGGGATTATTTAGCCGTACTCCTCTTGGTGTTGCTGGTGAGTTTGGCGTTGCTGGAGGGACAGGCGTGGTTGCACAGACAGTTGCGCCAGATAGTCCTTTTGCACAACTTGCACTTCAATCTACACCATATGCAGTAAAAGGCGGCATTACTCAGGCAACAAGGGCTTTTACTAAGCCAGAAGGTATTTTCCCTCCTCTTACAGAAACAACAGAGTTATCTCGTGTTGGCAGACTAACGCCCGGAGAACTTGGTTTAAATAGAGAACAATTAGCTTTAGAGTCTGCTATTGAAACCACTCCGACTAGTGGACAAAAACCTATTGAATTTAGACAAGCGCAAGCTACTGATGTTGAATCATTCTTGACAAACTTGTTTAACAAAGCAAGTGGCAAGACATTAAACCCATCAGAAACTACACAAGCTGTTGTCTCTTCATTCAACAATTATGGTAAATCTTTGTCATCTAAATTAAGGTCTGATGCTAGGACTGACTTTAGTGCTGCAAAGAAAGCTGGTGGACTAATTGATACAACTCCTGTTGTTGACGCAATTACAAGCAAATTAGGCGAAATTCCTCCTGAAGCAAAAGGACTAGACCCTCTGAAAAATGCAATGCAACGCATTATTGATGAGTATGTAACCCCTGAAGTGCCTTCTCAAACCATTCCGTCAACTATTCTTGGCCCTACTGGTCAACCAGCATCTGTGAATGTTATTGCTGGAACTCCCGCATCCAATTTAAAAATCAATATTGATCGACTTCAAAAGAATTTATCTACATGGGGAGAAGCTGCCTATTCTGGAACAGCAGATTTCGGCAAAGGAAATATCTTTGAAGGTGTTGCTCCCGGTCAAGCAAAAGGAATCGCAATAGCTGTTCTTAATGGATTTAGAAAATCTTTGGATGATGCAATTGATAATAATGTTGCTGGCGCTGACAAACTTGTAAAAGCAAGAGATAAATTCAAAGAAAACATTGCTCGTATTGAAGAATTTTCTGATAGACCTCTGACAAAGGCATTTGATGTGGCAAATGTTACTGATCTTGTTCCTGAAGATGTTGTATCAAAACTGAAGAGTTTGCCACCATCACAGCGTCAATTTTTAGTTGATGTTATGCAGAAACATCCAAACAGCCAAGTCAATGAAGTTTTAAATACTATTCGCAGAGAAAAGTTTAATGATGTGTTGACTGCGGCTCAGGGTAAAGGCTTGTCTTCAACAGACCCTACTTTTAACATTCAAGCAGCACTAACTGAGTTGGACAAAAAATCAGGTGAGTTTGCTGATTTATTTCCAAATTCAAAAGATGCAGTAGAGACAAGATTGGCAATGAATTGGATGCGTAGAACATTGGCAGGAGAGTCTGGTGGTGGTGTTGGAGGATTATCTGGTTCGGAAGTGTATGCTGCGACTGGTGCTGCTGGAGGTGGTGCGCCTACTAGACTTGCATTAAAAGAGATTGTTCCTTGGTTGCAAAGGTTGGTTGCAAATCCAAAAGATTTTGCTGATGTAATTTTTAACCCAGATTACAGAAAAGCAATGGTAGACCTTGCCACTCCAAAAACAACGTCTAAAAAGGCGCTGAATGCTTTTGGTACGCTAACCAAAGGTGCATCAATCATGGCGGTAAGGGCTGGCCCTATGTTGCAAACAGAGAGTCCTGAGATGCCAAGCGAAGTGCAACCTCCTTTGCCAACTAATGACAATGCAAGACTTCAAGAAATTGAAGATGCCCTTAAAGCACTTGAAGCTCAATAAGGACACAAAATTGACCCAATCAGTATTTGTCTTCTTGCGGCTGGCTTGGTCAAAAACATCCAAGCTGGCTGTGAGCTATACAAGCAAGCTAAAGAGTCTTTTGTCGAGATCAAAGC